ATAATTTCAGTATTCATCATAAGCTTATTAAACTTCTGTTTGTTCCCGTTGAATATTGTTCTTACTATAAGGTACTTAAGGTCATTAGTAAAATGTTCCTTTGTACAAAGAGATATAAGTCTGTCAGTAATCTTTTGTGTTACCGTATTATCCTTAGAATAAACAATAGAATAATTTGCCAATCTAATTGCTAATGTAGAGGCAATGTCAGCTCTATAAGCATCACCTTCTCCTACACAACTTTTTAATTGTGTTAGAATATGTTGTTCATTAGCATTGGTTAATAATTCTTTAGGTGTGATTAACTTATCCAGTTTATTATTAATGAATGCAGTAAACATAGATGCAAATATATCTCCTACACTACCTTCACCAATCAATTGAATTATTGGTAAACTCTCACTAAAATTTTCAAGACTTGATATAGAATTAAAGAAAGTAGTAATAGATCTTGCATTAGTTTCCTGTGTTACTAACTCTGGATTTAAAAGCAAGAAGTTAATACAACGTGAATCTATATTTGTTTCTTCCGCCCACTTAGCCCACACATTAATATCAAACTTTAAATTAGCTGTAATGTATCTGGTCTTTTGTGCAGAGTCAATAGAGTTAACCATATAGTCTCCATTATCAGGATTAGATGTTAAAATGATATGCCAATCCTTTGGTAAAGACCATGAGATATATGTTTGCCGGTCTATCAATTCCATTACCGCCTGAATAAATCTTATATCAGCTCTGTTCCAGTCATCCAGTAGAAGTATGCCACCTTCTTTCATATCAGCAATCCATTCAGGAGCACAATAAGACATTCTATTCTTACCTGACATTTTATATCCTTGGGTGAGATAATCCTGCACTGCAAGTTCATCAACCCATGCACCAACTTTTTTGGTTATACTTTTTTGAGTGGTTGTATAATTTAAATTAGCAGAATTCTTTACTGCTACTTCTTTATACATTTGGAATTGTCTTATAGGAAATCCTACTAAATCTCCTAATTCTTCAATTTGTGCTAAGTTTAACTTAACAAAATGTAAAGTATTATCTTCAGCAAGTTCTCCAACTACAGAAGTCTTACCAATACCTGATTCTCCAACTATTTCAACTTCAACTGGTTTTTTTTTTTGAGTTTGCAGATACCTGTTATTTGTAATGATATGGTTGATGAAATCTTTTAACTCTTCAATATTTAAATTTACTTGTGCCATGATATTATTTTTTTAAAATTAATTTATAATTCTGCTTGAAAGGAGCAATCTCCCTGAGATTTTATACATTCAAGTATTTTTCTACCTAAATGGTAATCATAGTATTGTGCCCATTGTTCTTCATTCATGGTTTTTAAACCGCCTTCTAATAAATATTTTTCTAAAGGCATTGGTTGTTCATCAGAACCAAATAAATCATAATAGGTCATAATAGGTGTTCCATATTCTTCAAACCATTTTTCCATTTCTTTAAGTTCAGATTCTAAATCTTCTAAATTATCTTCATTAAAGTAATATTCTAAATAGTTTGGTTCACAACCTTCTACACCAAATCTATCAGCAGCAGTACTATCTTGGACACCAAAGACAAATTTACCTTCAATATCTCCACTATAATAACGTCCCATATTAATTTAGTTTAATAACCTTACCGGGTAATGATTCATTCATGGTAGATACACTGCTTAATACCCAAAGAGTATTTCTTGGACAATCATTTGGAGCATATGCTTCACCATCTGTTAAGTATATAAGGGCGGTATATTTGCCATATTCATTATAATGGTCTATTACAGGTTGGAAATCTGTTCCACCTCTACCTTTTATTTCCCAATCTTTTTTTGGATTAAAATCTTTTATAGAATTTATATCAGTATCACATTGAGCAATAGTTATTCTATGCCCAGTCTTATGCATATGATGCAGCTCATTATAAAATTCTTTAAGTTCATCTTGGGATACAGATCCTGATGTATCTATCCCTATTAATATATGGTTCTTAAATTTTATTTTAAGACCTGGATTACCTGCATATCTTTTGTTATGCTTTCTACGTAACTTCTTTGTATAGGAGATTGTAGAGTTACCAATGAACCTCCTCAAGTAAGCTTTCCAATTAAATTTAGGAGGCTCAACATGAAATAATCTTTCTATAAGATCTGAGAGTTCTCCTGGAACATTTCCATGTTTTTTTATTATATTTTCTGCAGCTTCTTTAAGTTGATGTTCAATTTGTTTTTCAATAAGTTTTTTAGAAGCTGAATCTAATTCTTCAAATTCATCCCAAGTAGGATGATCATATGGTGAATTACCATCCATTTGATCCAGAATATTTTCTAATGTTTCACTTGTACCATCATCTTTGGCTTGTTGAAGTAAATCATAATATACTCTTGTGCCTGCTACAGAAGGTAAATTTAATTCTGGAAATGTATCTAAGGTAATTCCACCTTCAGGTAACCAGTCTGAATCTATATATTGATTTATCTCAAGATCTGCAGCTAAATTAAATAGCTTTTTATCTGCAAATAAATCTCTGAACATTAAATGCCCTAAGGATATATGTAATAACTCATGCTTTAATAATCCCATTCTTGTTAAATCATTTAGATTTGTAAAGAAGTCCGGATTAATAGTGAGTTGTACACCTATACCATTTTTACTTACACCTGCTGTAGGTATAGTATCTTTAAAGCTTTTATTTAAACCAATACAAAACAAACCATAGAAAGGTTCTTTAAGCATTAAGGTTTTAATTGCTTTACTTAATTTTTCTGCAATCATTTTAATTTGATTTTAATATCATCTATTATTTCATCTAATTTTAAAGATCTTATTAATTTTAATACTACTTCTCCAGTTACATAGCTGAAGATTTCCATTAAATTTTTATCTTTTTTGTTAATTAATTTTTTGCTTTTATATAAACCTGTTAAGTTTAACATCATTTCATGAGGAGATATATCAAGCCCATCACCTACAACTGTAATATTTATATTGTTTAATTCTTCTATGAATCTATCCCTGGATGTATTAAACAGAAGAGATTTTGATAATAGATATAGATGTATATTGGTACACTTATTAAGTGTAACAAAATATTTTATAGCTTCTATAGCAATAGAAAAGTCTTCACTTTCTGCCATAAGAAGTTCTTCAATGCTTTTAAATTCTTCTAACGTCATATTAATTCAATTATTACTCCTGAATTTTCTTTATCATAACTATATAAACCAAATGCAGGTATGAGATTATCAGCATTATCATCTTCAATCCATCCATATTTAACCATATCATCCTGCACTGTTTGTAAAGGATTAACATAATCAAATTTACGTCTGGAATTTCTAATGAATGTAAAAGAAACAGTTATAGGTAATTCCCGTCCAGCTATTTCTTTCTTGAATTCTTCAGCAAATTGTTCATAATAAATCTTTGTCTTCTTTCTGTAATTTACTACAGCTTTACTTGACACAAAATATTTACCTGTCCATCTGCGTCCATTCTTACTGGAAGGAACATTACCTGGTATAAACCATTTCATATTTATTTGTTTAAAGTCTCTTTAAGTAAAGGCTTTAGATGTTTATGTACATGTTCAAAACCATGATCACGCACACTATCTGAAATATCTTTACTTAATGGTAGTGATGTTCCAAAAATACTATATAGTTTTTGGTATTTTTTAATGGCTCTTAATCCCGGATCATCATTATCAAAGAGTGTTATAATTTTATTGTACTTACTTTTAAGATGTTCTATAATATATGGTTTTATAATAGTATTCTCACTGTCAGGGGCTATAACTTCAATATTATAACCAAAACCGTCCAGGCACATAGCATCTTTTAAAGATGAACATATGACTAAATAAGGTTGATTAAACATTAGTTGATCCAGTCCCTGGATATGAGATTTAATTTTATGAAACCTGTATTTCTTTTTGGTAGGCTGGTATATTTTATAAACTTCATCTATAGAAGTATAGTAACCATATAGTCTTTTACCTTCAATAACTAATTTACTAATAGTCCCCTCTTCTTCTTTAATAAGATTATAATACTCTAAGGGTTTTATATTAAACTTTGTAAGTGAAGTCTTTCCTATTCTAAATTGTAGCCAGAAATCAGCATCATCTTGAGTCCACCCTCTGGGTTTTATGAAGTCAATTTCCCATTTTATTCTGGGTTTAAGTTCTATAGATATTGATCCATTATTTTTTACATACTGATTGTAATCAGTTATAAGTTTTGAAACGGCATCTGAATAACTTAAGCTAAATAATTCCTGAACTAAATTAATTTTATTACCATATTTACCTGAAGAAAAATCTTTATAGAAGTATTCATTGAACTTCTTATTTACATATATACACATGCTAGGTGTTTTCTCATTAGACCATATTGATTTAATTTTTAAATCCTGTCCTGTTAATGGAATAAGATTTAAATAATACTGAAAGGCCCAATAAGACGGTACTTTTTCTACCGTGACTATGAGATTTTTTGTATTTAACATAATAAAAAAATAAGGACTGTATCTTTATACAGCCCTTTTGGTTTTATAAATCAAAGTCATCTCCTATTGAGCTATCAACAGGTTCAAAATTATTTTGTGGCTGACTCTTCTTTAATGGTTTAACATGGTCTTCTTTATTAAACTGTAATAGTCTACTAGGTTCTTTATCAAGTGCTTCCAATGGTACACCATCTTTAGAGAGTCTTGGTAGGAAGAGGTCATAATTTACATAACCTTCTTTATTTTCCCATTCACGGCCTCCAACACAAGCATTAATATATCCGCTGTTTCTTAGTATTTTATCAGCAGCTTGCATAAATTTAAAAATATCTTTAGCTTTAATTTGATCAAGCTCATCTCTGCGGTCAACCACTTCTGCTAAAAATATCATAGCTTTTAATACTTCAGTATCTCTGCTAATTTCTCTACCACTTGATAGAGTTGCATCATTGTATGGCCATTGATTAAATTTAACTCTACCAACCTGACCTTTGTAACGTTTGCCATCTGGTTTATTAACATCAACTAAAAAGCCTTGGAATTCTCCTTCAATAGGTTGTGATTCTACATGTAATGTGATATGATATGCATCATTATCATAAGGGGTTTGATCAAACGTTATAGAATTAATTTTGATAACTTGGTTACCAACCTCAATTACAGGCTTAATTCTACCACCGCCTGACTTCATATCTTTGGTACTTAACATAATAAAAATTTTTTAAATAAATTAATTAATCATTTTCTTCATAACTGACAATTCTTTCTTTTATATATTGTAAATCATTTGGTATAAATGGTTCTTCAAACATATCCATAGGAGATTTACAAGTATTCTCTCCATTGTTTTGAGTTTCAAAACCATAAGTGAATGTATTGTCTTCATTCTTTCTTACTTTACCAAATAAAACAATGGTAAATAACCCTTCTAATGTAAGAGTATTATCTATCATTTTACCAATTGTTTTAGCCTTAACTTTTCTGTTACCATTAATATCTGTACTTTCTTCTGAATGAGTCAGAAAGAAAATGAATAGATCATTACGTAAATCTTTTGGTAATTTTGCTACAGCCGCAAGACTTGCTGCAATCTGAGTGAACTTATCATAACCTTTTTCATTAGCTCTATCAAAGTATTCAAAGCTTGACATATATTGCCAATCATCAATAACTAAGTTTTTGATGTGAGGCATTTTATCATTAACATGTTTCATTGCTTTTATAATACCTGCAGCAGAAGCTGTAGATATAATGTTACCTTTAGGATTGTCCTTGGTACATAGTTTATATTTACTTTTCCATCCTTTGAATGGTAAAGATTTATTAGCAATATTAATAATAAATGTTTCATTTGCAGGTAAGTTTCTAATACTGGTAGACTTACCAGTTCCACTCTCTGCAATAATCAATGTTGAATGTGCCATATTATTTAATCATTTTTCTATTAATTTGTTGTAATGTGCTATTAATATCTTGAAGAACTTCTATAAGACCTCTAAAATTAAATTTAGAATCTTGATTTGGTCTAGCAGGAGTCTCTTCTAATTTATCTAGCATAGTAATCTTTTCCTTTTGTTGTTTTTGTTGTTGAGATTTAGTAACAACATCATTTATAATCTTAAGCTCACTTACAGGAATTAAATGTCTTTGAAATCCTGATTTAGATTCAACAAGTTCATATTCATTTTTCCAATGTGGATTATATTTATGAAGATACAGGGTTCTTTTTAAATCTTCACTTTCATATATAATGGATACGAATTCTGTATATATATTACATTCATTTTCCAGCTCACTTGGAAAGAATGATATATATAATTCATCCTTACCGGATGGTCTGTATGCCATTTTAGGTATGAACAAAGCCTTTGATAGTCCGTTGCTATTAAAATAAGACTGATGTTCTTTCCTTAGTTTGGCAATTTTTTCTTTACGCTCCTGTGGCGTAATTGATTTTGTATTTATCATCTGGTTTGTGTTTGCGGAGTATTCATTTCTGATACTTCCATTCTTTCAAATTCAGCTTTAAAGAAGCTCATTCTTGCATCACCATTCCTTGCTTTAAGAAAGTGAAATACCAGGGTCTTGTCATCTTCTATGATGTATCTATCAGGACCGTAGAATCTTATCTTCTGTTTAGCAGGACGGTTAATACCTATGAGCATGTCAGCATGTTGTAACATAGCATCTGAACCAAATATATCTGATTCAAGAATATAGTTACCATACTTACCATTAACTGCTCTGTCAGGATTATCAATATTCCTATTAAGCTGTGATAACGCTATAAACAAACAAGGATAATCCCGTTTGCATTGTGTAAAGAATTCACCTAAGTCAAACAACATATCTTGTCTGTTGTTTTGATAAGGAGCTCTCTTCACCAGTATTGTATGATCTAATGTTATCATTGTCTTCTGACCTTTATGTAAATTCATATACGCATCTATTTGATCACGCATTTGATTGACAGTCATTGGAGCATTGATAATATCTATTGGGTATTTGGTTCTTTCTTTAGCGTATTGATGACATTCATTAATAATATTAGAAGAAATAACTGAACCTGCACTACATAATTCTTTATATGTTTTGCCTGTAAGTGAAGAAAATTCTCTTATTACAGAAGTTCTTCCTACCATTTCAAAATTAAATTCCAATACTCTAAAATCATCATGTGGATTAAGAGCAAAAGATTCTCTTACTATTTGATCTTTAATTAAAGTTTTACCTGAACCAGGTCTTCCTCCAATTACAGTAAGAGTATTCCATTCTATCCCATCTGTAGCTGCATCATTGAACTTAGGCCATGGAGTATAGATTGATTTTTCTAAACCTTGTTGCCTGCGTTGCATATACTTTAACGCTTCATTAAAAGAACCGTGCTTTCCTACCCATGCTTTTTGAGTTTTCATACCACTTTTTCTTTAAAGAAATCATCCCCTCTATGACTAAAACCTTCTTTAATCATATCACAATAGTCAGCAAGCTCTGAATGCTTTACTTTATGCTTGTCTTGTTTGCATATAAAGTATTGACTAGTTTTCATATAGAGATATTCTTTATCTCGGTACTCTTTTATGTATGTTTGTGTAGCAGAAATAATATTATCCCATGTAAATTCATAGTTATTAAAGAACCATCTGAATGATTCATTTAATGTTCTAACATTGTTTCTTGCTAATTTACCGCTTGGAAGTTTTTGCGGAGGAAAGATGATTCTGTATTGCTCTACTTTCTTTAAGAAATTTTTACCCATTAGTTGGGCATCTGTTTTCTTTTTTGCTTTAGTAAAGTAACCATCTAAAGTATTAATAATCTTTCTACCTTCAGCAGTAATAACTATATTAGAATCCATTTTTAAATAACCTCTGGCTATTAATGATGGTAGTTCTGTCTCTCCTGAGACAAATGCTGATGTAATTTTCTCTTTGATAGAGAATAAATATAGACACTCATTGGGAGTGATATTATATTTTGCAATTTTTTGAAATAATTCCCACATATTTATCTGGTTTTGAGCATTAAATATACAAAATTTTCACCACTTAATAGAATTTTTGTCAAGCTCTTTGAGCTTTTTATTTATCCTATTAAACAGGTCTTTGCTATCCCATATATGGCTCACATATTTAGCACTGACTGGATGTAAAGCTTTGATTACATGGTGATTATTAAGATATATCTCCCACTCTTCAGCTTTTTGTCCAAACAATACTACAATTAAATTTTTAAAATTGTGATTTAAATAATTTAGAATTTTTATGGTGAATGGTTTCCATAAATCATAATGAGTATCTATATGATTTAAGTTAGTAGTTAATGCACTATTTAATAACAGTACACCTTGGTTAGCCCATCTTTTTAGATCAGGATCTCTATTGTATTCAGGGTCTACAGTTCTTTCAAGCTCATCAAATATATATTTAAGAGCCGGCATTTCTTCATTGGTTAAAGAACTACTGAAGTTAATACCATCAGCCACATTTATTTCAGTGTATGGATTTTGTGCCATCATAACAACTTTTAAGTCATTATGTATACACTGTTCAAAAGCATTAAATAAATACTTTATTTTAGGTGTAAATCTTTTACCATTATTAACCTGTGTTATAAGAGTATCCAGGATAACATTGAATTCATTATGAATAAACTGATCAATTATATCCCAGTCACTTTTAAGAACTTTAGCTGATAATTTTTCTTTGATTTCTTTTACAGAAATATTTTTCATATCTTTAATTTATGGAAGTAAAAACTACAATAGTTTATGAGCATGATAAGGTTATAAAAAATTTTGAAATTTCTGGGTATTTTGCTCAGATGTTTGAGAATTTTCTGTTAGAATATATCACCCTGGCAGAAGATAAGAATGTAATTTTAAATGCTTATAAAAAAATAGCTGAAATAAATAATGGTGATAAAGATATTAAACTTAATAAGTTTGAATCATTTTATTATCTATTAACTGCAATAGCACAATCTTTTAGAAAGTTAGCAGTTGACCAGGGTGTTGCAAGAGAAGTACCTTTAGATGAGGCGGCTATTGCAGCAGCTAAAGATACAGCTTCTTTATATTTAGATGGTGTGTTTGATGAATCAAAAAGAGAAGCATTCAATAAAAAATATGAAGAAACTTTAGAAATTTTTAAGAAAGCTATGTCATCTTAATTGCATTCCATTAAAATCTCCTATCTCTATACAGGCTTGTATAACTAAGTTTAATTCTTCTTTATCACACTTAGCAAAGGATTTGCAATACTCCGTGCCGTCTTTTACAAAGCATAATCCTGATTTTCTTTTGACAAGAAGCTTTACTTCTTCAAATGTATATCCTAATTCATTTGCTATTTCCCTTATAGTGGCATGTATTCTTGCCAGTTGGGGGTTAGAACCCTTATCTGTTGTTACAGCAATAAAGAGTTCTAATTTAGCATCATCAGGTTGTTGTTTCAAAAAGTTTTCAAACTTTTTTTTATTACCCTTAACTGGAAAATGAAGTTCACCGTTTTTAACACTGAGCTCTATAAAAATATTATCTCTCATTTTTCATTATTAAAATTTTCAATAGCTTGTAAACAAATTCTACCAAATTCTGCTTCTATAAAATCAACTTGAGATCCGGGAACTATAGCTAGTGTACCAACTATAGATGCCATAAGACTAACATTATCCATAGCAAGATCCTCGCTATGGATAAGTTGTTCCTTTGTAGATTTAGATGCCCTTGCTACTTGTAGGAGTTGATTTGTTATATTGTTTAATTTACCTTTACAATAATGTTTCTCTGCTCTTACAATTAGAGGTGAATTTACTAATTCTCTATACCCAAATTCCTGCAATAGTAATGCACAATAGATTATTTTCTTGTTGATATAGTCTGCATTCTCTTGCTTGAGTTTTTTTTCACTCATTTTTATTATAGTTTTTGATGTATTGTACTACTGCTTTATAGGTTTTATTTTTACCTGGGATGCAGTTTCTTATCTTATAAAAAGGTTTTAAGTCACCTTTCTTTAAGGTTATCCAGTCCTTAATTGTAGAGATAACATTCATTAAAGAATCCCAAGAGCTAAGATAATCTAATTCATTAACTTTACATTCTTGTAGCATAGCAAAATAAACAGTATTACCACGGATAGTATTACCCATAAATAATGCAATTTCTTTGTTTAATTCTTCTATGGTTTCTCCGTCTATTTGTTTTAATATATATTTTTCTTCACTCATCTTCTTTGTTTAAAAAGTTAAATCTAAAGTGACTTTTATTATGTGATCTTCATTTACTTTATATTTTTCCATATATTCTAACATCTTACCATTAGACATTTTAGTAAACCTAGAACATTCATCTAATATTGGCCAGTCTTCTTCATCATCTTTGATATTATTATCAAACACCTGGAAGAAATAACCACTGATATGATCATAACCATATGCTATGGTGTGATTGCTGTCTTCTGATTGTTTAGTGTATCCGCTCATCTTTGTTTTGGTTTAAAATATGGCTCACCTGATTAGGATAGGTGCTGGAATGTATATAAACATAACGCTATGTGCCCCTCATCAGTATTGGTAACACAACCGATTGCTATTCTTGCCATCCGGATCTTATTTAAATTTTATAATATTGTCAATTATTTTATATTCTTGATTACAACTTGAGCATGAAACCTCATCATTTGGTTTATGACTTATCATGTATTCAAGGCAAGACGGACATAGTGAATCTTTAGTTTCTGCAAGTCCCATTTTTTCTACGTGATATTGAAGATAATCTTCAGGAGTTCCTTCCCAATTTTCTTCTCTCATTTGTTGAAACACTTCTTTCATTCTACCCATTCTTTTTTCTTTTTAAATAGTTAATAAGTAGTTTTCTGGCTTTTGGCTTATCTATGCCAAACTCTTCTATTATATAAGGGACACTACCAAGCATATTGGTTTTCCCACTTTTTCTTAGTTCTTCCAAGAATTTATATACTTCTAATTCTTCTGTCATATGTTTAATGGATTAAACAATTTGATTTTATTTTCATCAAAACCTTCTAAGGCTTTCTTTAGCCATGTTTCATCCACTGTATTTTTATAACAAAGGATGTGACATGTAGCTGTTTCATTAGGATTTAACCTTAACAGTCTACCAATACGTTGAGCAGACTTACGCTCATTGCCATAAGAATGCAGTATAATGCCCTGTTTTAATCCAGGTATACTTATACCCTCACTTAATTGTAAAACACAAGAGAGCTGGCTAATTCTGCCATCAGAAAATAATTCTAAGTTATACTCTGATGATTTGTTTTTGGAATGGTAACTATATTTACATAATAAGTCTGCTTGTTTAACGGTATTACAAAATACTAAACATTTTGATTTAATATTTTTAAGAAGTGCTTTTACATACTTCTCTTTTGTTGTGTATTCCATTAGACCACGCATCCTCATTATAGCAGCAAATTGCTTATCTTTTTTACTAAAGGCTTGTGCTACTCTATTAGATGTGTAAGCATAATCTTTAGCTTCAGATGTATACCACGTACCTCCATCCTTTCTTTTTTTCAAGAGGTTTTTTTCTTGTGATAGACTTAACATATGAACGTATATTAAATAGTCATTCAATATATTACTATCAGTGGCATCATCAACTGTGTATGTATACACAATAGGACAATATTTCTGTACCATTTTGTATTTTTCAGATACTTTTTGGACAGGCGGTGTACCTGTTAATCCCAGGATTTGTCCCTTATATAGGGAAAGAAAGTCATTATGTTTATACAAAAGATTATGACATTCATCTAAGTAAACAACCCCGTATTCATCAGGATCTTTTTTATTTAGTGACAAGTAAGTTACAAACTCTAAATCTATTTCTAAATTTAATTTTTCTAACTCCTTATGCCAGGAATCTTTTATACTAAGTTTAGGTATTACTACCAATGCTTTCTTTCCTGATTTTTGTAAGTGTTGAATAGCTATACGTGTTTTACCAACACCCATAGAAATAGCAATACCACATCTTTTATGCTTCATTACTTCTTCTAAAGCTATTTTTTGAACATGATCTTTATTCATCATCAAAAATTTCTAAATTTAAATCATTAATTAACTCTAACTTTTTTTCTACAAGTTTTTCATGTGTCTCAATAATATATTGAGTACTTAACCATACTAAATCTTTGTATGATAGTTGAGTTAATAATTTTTCATATACATGAGAAGCTTTTATTTTTCCACTATTCATATATTTAAATAGTTTTGAAACATAACTTTCTAATTCTTTTATTTCTTCTTCATCAAAAGAAATAGCATTTGATAACATTTTTTCATTGTGTTTAATCTTCATAATTTCTTTTTTGTGAAAGACCTAATTGATAGCTGTCTTCCGGATTATTTTCAATCCAGTTATGGCAATTCCTACATACAGGTAACCAGGTAGTTATATCTAATAGATATTTACCTCTGCCTTTTTTATGATGAATATCTGTAGCATGCAAAGAACATTCATGGATCTTTGCATGACATACAGATTTTTCATTTAGAAAATCAAACCTTAACTTTTTGTATTTTTGATTTTCTCTCTGGAGTTTTTTTGATAATTTCATTCTTTAAACTTAAAAAGTTTTTTGGTAATAATCCCACTGTTATAAACTTTAATATAACATCTTCATAGGATATACCCAAATCTTTTAAAGTTAAAATATTATTATAGTTATCAAGAATTTCATCAGCTGGTATAGACCAGATTGCTTTAGCATCATTACCAAATGTTTTTTCCATCCAATTATTAACTACTTGATTACAAATTTCTTGTTTCCAATGGTTTAAAACTTTTTGAGCACGGCACCAAACTTTCTTTATTCTACGTTTTTTATCCCAATGTAGTTGAGATAGTTCTTCTTTTGTATACATATTAAATCCATGCAATACTCTTTTAAAGAGATAATGTTGATATGGATTTAACTTTTTATACTGAAGTTTTTGATTACCATATAATTGATATTCAGATAGAAGACCTAAATATGCATACCTTTCCTTTCTTGTTTTTAGTTTGTTAATTTCTTGTTGTTTCCTTAATTTAATTTTTTGGTTATCAGTAAGCATTGTTTTGAATTTTATAAAAATAGCCTGCATTACACAGGCTATTTTATGATTAAATAGTTTACATGTCAAAGATTGTATTATCTTCAACTTCAATTTCAATTTCAATATCATCCACTGTTTCTTCAATGAATTCTTCTGGAACTTCAACTTCAGTTTCAGTTAAAGCTCTGACAGCTTCCATTTCCGCTTTAGTTCTTCTTTTTCTTTTTACTTTTTCTGGTTTGAAATCATTCATTTTATTAACTTGTTTGATTTCTTCACCATTAGCATGAGGAATAAGAATGTCTGTCATTAAGCCGGAGCCATCATAAATGGTTTGTCTATAAATAGGTTCACCATCTTCTGTACAAAGAATAATACCTGTATCTCCAGCAATTTTTAAATCTCTATTAGGATTAAAATCCTGAAATGGAGTTGTACTTTCTTTAACAATTATATTACCAGGTAATGATTTTATATCACCAATACCTGAATCTTTTAAATCACTAATCTCACCTTTAATCAAGGCAGTAAAAGTTTTTTTGTTAACCCATCCATTGACATCAATATTCATTCTTTCTTGAGAAAGAATAATAAATCCATATTCAGGATTGTTAGGGCTTTGACGTATAGCATTGCCATTATCGTCTAGTTTAACTATAACTAATTTTTTCATAATAAAATTTTATTAAAATAAATAATTGTACTTATATAGAATGTAGGATTCTATAGTTTATATATCAAGAGAGGCTATGATTTCTTCAATATTATCAATATCATTAGGTCTTAATTTTAATAAATTGACATTGAAATCATCATAAATAAGTCTTGTTGTTCCATTTATTTCATTAATGTATAATACTTTTAATTGCATCATATAATTCCAGGGTTGAAATTTTGATGATGAATAAGAATTACCAATTAATTCACCATAGATATAGTCATCTGAAGCCAGATTAACATCTGCAGTGGCTGCATAAGAATCTTTGTTTATATGTCCATGGTATGGAAATTTATACCATTGACCTTTTACTACTGATTCCACATCTTCATATAAAGTGGCAAGTAGTAATTCTTTTACAGAACTATCTGAGTTCTGGGCAATAATACTGCAGAATTTTTCTAATTTATCATCTACAGTATGTGGAAGTTTTGCTTGTAAAATTTTTATTAAGGTGCTATCTTTCATGAAATTTTAATTCTATTAATAAAAATGGCAAAAGAATAGCCAGGTGATTTTTTTGATATCCAATTGCCAATCCTAATATGGGTATTAAGGACATAGTGAATTTCATTTTTTTTATTTTCTTGACGTACATAATATATTTTTTTAATGTTATTTGTTAGAAGCAGTATGAAAATAATCATTTTCATATATAACTGTTTTTTCTGGTATATATACATGAGTTAAGAATTTTTCTTGTAATTCTAATCCTTTATAGAATGGAATACCTCTTGGTTTTTTAAAAGTTATCTTAGTCCACTCTTTTTTTTTTACTTCTATATCATGCGTCCATCTATGTCTGAGATGTTTTGATATATTTGCAGGAAAGTTTGTATATACTTTAGTATCCACAAAAACTCTATGACTTTTTGTTCTATGTATAATAACTTGTCCTTGTATATCAAGAACTAAAATTCCTTCAGGTACAATTGTACTCTGAAATTCAATTGAGAAAGTTAGTGACATGAATAGTATTAATAATTTTATCATAATTCTTTTACTGATTTAATGACTATTTCATCACCTTTATATAGACAATGGAATACATATTGACCTAACGTTAAGTCTATATCTTCCATGCTTTCTATTTGTTTTACCATTCCATCCTCTTTATTTACCATATACAAGCCGGATGTTTCTGTGGTATAACATAGATTTGTTGCTATAGAACAGGCAATAAAAATATCCATAATTAATTAATTATTTTCTACGTTTTAATTCCTGTTTATAATTTTTATATCCAAGATAATCTTTAACATCTTTTCCGTATAAATAATCTACGTCATCATATCCATCTGTAGAACTTTTTCTTATATGAATTCCTGTTAATGATTTTCTTTCAATTTGTCTTCCAATATTTTTAAGATGACTTAACTGTAAGTCTTCTAATAATATTCTTTCACCATCTTTAGTAATGTGAAACTTTAAATCATCTATAATTTTTATCATAGTTTTATTTTAATAACCGGTTAATATTGTATTTGGCTTGATTAGATGTTTGTTCTAACTTTTCTTTATCAAGTATACTTAAGTCTGATAATTCAGGATTTAATAATTGTTCCTGGCATAAATCCATTACTGTCTTTAATTGAGTGAGTGATAAATTACGCAGGAATCCTGTACCTTGTATGATAATATTAGTGTCTGTATTATGGATACTTACAACATCTTGATTGAATGCTTCAGAATCAATAATTAATATTATTGGTTTTTTGCTTTTAAATATTCTTTTCATTAGTCTGTCCAGGTTTTATAATTATAAGTTTTGTAGTTATAAGTTTTACAATTATATCTTGGTGTATATTTCACTCTTAATGTATCACCATCATAGGTGATTCCCCAAGTTATATTATACAAATCTTTACAATCATCAAATCTTTCATCACCATATGCTATGGTTTCAAAGGATTTAAATTCATGTAATTGAGGGAAAGGTTTAACTTCCCTGGCAATACTACAGCTATATAAAAATATAACTGATATAAAAAGTAATGTCTTCATAAGCGTTTTGTTTTTTATAATTAATTAATCTTGTACACTTATCATGAGCATTCCCATGACAATACATATACAATGGAATGGATATGGTAGTAAATCTCTACCCCATATCAGGGAAGTAAAAAGGAATAAACCCAGTAGATTTATTCCTGTTATTTTTAATGATTTTTTCATAATGTTTAATCTTTTATAGTTTACCAATTATAATCATCTTCTCCATGCAATTCTTCATATTTGGAGGTGAAGTGTTTATTTTGTTCAAGAATATCTTCTGCTACTTCTACTTGCTTATTAGTTAAATGCCCTTTTTTGTTATATTGTTCTTTAAAAGAGTTCATTAACTTTCTTTGACTATCAAAAGCGGTACTCTTTGAATACCACTCCCATTCTTTTAATATCTTTTCTATTTTATCTCCTATATTAAGATTTAATTCTTTTTTAATTTCTTCAATTTCATTAAGACGGTCATCCCAACATCCTTTGTAGTAAGTGTCGTAACAACTAAATAGTCCCCAATTTTCTTTATCACCATGAATTATTGATTCATATAAATTTATCAATTTTTTAATTTTATCTTCTGTGGCCATAATTTTTCAAGTTTTAAAGTCCATTATTAATAAAAGAAGTATCTAAATAATCTATATCAGGAGCATATTCTTGTTCCATATGCATATCATAATGCATTTGAGCAATGTCTCCATTTAATTTAAATTCTTCTGGTTTCTGCTCTAAAATATCTCCTCTTAAAATACATTCCAGTATTACTTGAGGACTATGATTTTTTATCAGCATATTGATTGTATTCCTGGCATGGTTATCATCCATGTCTTTTACATTGAGGGTTTTACCCTCTTTAGTTGTCCATTTCATAAAATGAAATTTTATAAGTTACCTAATTCCAGTGCTAACTGGATTACATTTTCTGCAATAGTATAACCTATTACAGCAGTGCTAAAGTTTTTATCTTCATCATCATTTCCATATGGGTTTATGTTATATTCACCCACATCTATTGAAGGATTTCCTGCGTATATTTTTTGAATCACACTTGGTTTTACCCATTCTTTTTCTTTGTCAAAAAGAGCTATTTCAAATGGATGTTTTTCATCTGTGTATACAAGAGCTCCATTAACTATAGATATAAAATATCCATTAGGGAGCCATAATGTACCCCTGCTTGGTTCTGTGTATAAATGAACATTAGCAGGATCACATCCGGGATAATCAAGTATTTCTCCTTTTACAAGGATATCAAATATATCCTGTTTTGTAATCAGTGGTGCATCATTAAGTAATAATTCATATACTTCATAGATACCATTAGAGAAGAAGAATATGAATTCTACTCCATCTAATTGTTTTGCTATTTTTACATTACACTTCTTCATTAACTCTTTTAGTACTGTAGTGTTAATGTTTTTCCCTTTTTTAGCTATTTGCATAAGAGTTTTTTTGTATTAAGAGAATCACGGACATAGTGAATGTCCGTGATAAACTTAAAGAATTTATTTAAATTGTTACCTTCATGTCAGAAAAAACCTCTAACTTTAACCGAGGTTATCTGTAGAGGGATTAACATATTTATTAAGTGCTCTTTCTAAATCAAATCCTGTAAGATCTGATTCATAGAATTTTAGTAATAGATTGTTAAAATCCAAAGCATAAATTAAATGCTCCTTAGTAAGAATCTTCATCTTATATAATTCCAACATT